TAACGGGCCGTTGTTTTGTCCTTTGCTGTTTTGCAGTTGTGTCTGGCCCTGAAATTAGCCCGACGCTTTGGATTCTTGTGTTTCGTGAAATCGCTGTAATCACGATGCCCATACGAAACCTTCTTGATCTTGTCGCCCTCTTTCCCTAAGACCACGAACTTCTTCTTCGAGCCTTTGGGCGCACGCTTGGGTTTATTGAAACCCGCAAAAGTCTCGCCGTGGTATTGGATACGGCCAGACGGGAGCCTTTTGAAACGCTTATTCGCCACGGCGTAAAATTACCAGAATACGTTGCAACTGTCAACGGAGGGCTTTCGTCTTTAGTATCTTATAGTTTTCCCGACCCCCACTCCGAAAACTTTCTCTCTAATATATTAGTATCTAATAGTAACTATAAGATACTAAAGGTAGTGGGGAAAAGTTTTTGAACCCCACCCCCTGAAAACTATTAGATACTAAAGACCTTCAGGAGAGTAGCGAAGCGTCAGGATTGTTGAGCGCACCACTGAGGCTCTTAATTGTAACCTGTTTCCTGAATCCTGTACCACTTTCCTCTTTTGGTGGATCCACTGCAACCAGACCCATTCGCTGTCTGGCACAGTCGAGAGCCAGAAACGCAGCGTCAGCCAAGTCAGGTGATCGACCGAACCGACTCTTGAACTCCTGCTTTGATTCGATCTTCACCTTCAGGGATCCGGTTTTCACCATATCGTAGTTTCGGGCGCACATCTCTTGAGCGAGGTCTGACGAGATCCCGTAGATTTGTTTTGTCCGAATCAACTCTTTGCCGACGAACCACAGCTCGCTGACACGGTTCGTGTAAAGCTCCTCTCCAGTCAGTTGGCTGTTCATGCTAACACGCTTGTCTGAGGGCTTGCCACCAAAGGTCACCCGCATGAAGGATGACTCCCATTCGCCAGCCAGCACGTCACAGAACGGCGCACCTGCTCCGGTGGAGTCGAGTGCTACGTTATCTGCGGTGATTCCGCGCCTCTTGCAGTGGTCGATAATCTGGTGAACAATCTGGTAGGTTCGTGGAACCGCCTTGTTCGTCGCGTCATCGTTCAGGTGAATCGCCTCGCCAAGCTTACAGACATACTGACCGTTACGGGCGTAGCCTACCTCAGCGGTGAACATAATCGTCCTGTCACCTCCGTTGGTGAAGGCCGGATCGACGCCAGCCACCATAGTCGGCTTCTCGGCCCAATCGACTTCCCCCATTGACCCGCTCTTCGCCAGCTCCGCTTCTGAGTAGATTCCGGTGGTCTCGTCACTGTCGAAGAACACAGCGCGAACCATTCGCATGTAACCTCTGGACTCCGCCCCCAAAAGCATCCGGTCCTCCTCCAGCTTGGCGGCGGTCGGGAGCCACGGATACTTCTCTTCGCCTAAAAGGATATTGGGACTCCGCTCGCCGTCGAGTCTGAGGTAATGCCCCTTCCACTTCGTCGGCCATTCGTCTGCGGTCTGCGGGTCGATGGAATCCCACCCGTTTTTCGGCTCCGACCAGACTCCGAAAGCGTCGAATCGACTATTCGGGTTGGACATCCCGATCATCTGGAAGGATGGGTTCTTCGACAAGTTCGTAAGTCCGGCATTTAGAATAGCTTCAGAAAGTTCTGAAAGTTCATCACCAATCAGAATAACGCGCTTCTGCTTGATACCAATGAACTTACCGATAGCCTCGCGTGTCTTGGATTTCTCTGCCGCGATAAGTGATAAGCCAGCTCTTTCGATAAGCGTGTCGTTCTCATCGACATACGCTGCGTTTCCGATTGAATCCCGAATCTTGATTGGCGCACCATCGATCACTGAGAGGAGTGACATGACTGAACCCCAAATCCTTTTTCGTGCTTCCCGTAGCGTCGTAGAGGTCATCAGGACCAATGTGTCGCGTGGTTGGCAGAGCCACTGGACAATGCCCCATGCGGCCATTGTGTGGGATTTACCGGACGAAGCAGAACCACCAATCGCCAGATACTTGTGTTTAATCGCAGCCCGAACCATCTGTTCGGCCCAAGGATGCCGGACCATCATTGGTTCCGGTAGGTCTTCGCGGTTCCAGAGTTCGTCGCAGATCCGCCAGAAGTAAAACTCTTTCGCCTTACCGTTTGGGTGGTGGGCGAATCCGTATAGCAGAGCAGTGAGGAGACTGGTCGGTTGGATCATCAACCCGCCGACATCCATTTTCTTGGTGGTTGGGTCGATACGCGGCTCTAGAACGCGCTTGCGCTTGTCTGCTTCTGTAGGCATAATTTAATAAATGTCTGAAAAACCCATTAGAGAAGTCGAGGCCGAAGCCTTACGACTTAGCAAAGAAGGTTACAGTAATTCTGCTATCGGTCAACACATTGGAGTCCACCGCAACACTGTCCGTAACTGGCTGAGGAAGCATGGCGTTGCCCCGAAGATGAATGGGGACACAGCAGACGGGCGGGTTCTCGACAACCTGATTCACAATACCAAGATAAAAGAAGAACACCAAAAGCCTGATGCCGACACAGACCAGCTCAAAGAAGATATCGACGACCACTTTAACGACACTATATCTTCTGCAATCGTTGAAGAAAGATTCAGGGCCTCGAAACAAGAAGACCTCGACCTCAACGAGATCGCAGAAGCCCAGAGTTCCCCCGCTGACAAATACCAGCACTACATAGCAGCAGCCGGAATTAAGTTGCTGAGGGACTCAATGAAAACGCTGCGTGGTCCGAAGACGATCCGCGAGATGTCAGAACTCGACCAGCTCATTCGACGTAACTTAGGGCTAAACGCCAAGACTGGTGGTGGCAATAGTAAGATGCAAATCGACATCTCGATCCTGAATAACTCCAAAGCCGACAAAGGTGGGGGTGCGATCAGGCAGAAAAAAACGATTGACGGAGATACCGGAAAAGAGATTTAATCAACCGCTCAAGATGTTTACGAACCGACAGCCAGAAATGAACCCTCAATTCATCACGCGAGTGGATGACGGTGCAGACTTCCGTTTTCCGGTCGATAAGGCTGACGGCCTTTGGTATCGAGTGATCCCAGAAACCGCCAAAGAAGTTTTTTACTTGCAGGCGTTGCCAAAAGGGATCAGAGTTCTTGTCCCTGCTGAGGGCGATGGCCTTCTGGTTAGGGGAGACTCAATACCAACGAAATAATAATGAATACAGAATTAGATTGGCAGAAGTTAGATATTATAAGACTGTTTCTCTTGAACCAAGAAGAAGAGTTCAGTAACCACATCGAAGAATTTGGATACGATTCTCCCGAAGCCGAACAACTGCAAGAGGAGATACTCCAGATCCTGTGGGATAAGATGGAAGAAGTATTATGAAACCCGAAACCCTATTCCGTTTACACGAAGAGACGTGTAAGAAAACGCTCGAAATTATGCGGGCGAAGAACAGCGATTACTGCGGCGGCGAAAACACCGTCGATGCACTCGCGAACTTCAAGACCGCTCAATCTTTAGGTCTTCATCCGGTCACCGGATTACTGTTGCGGATGCAGGATAAGCTCATGCGGATTAAGTCATTCGTCAACGACGGCGAGTTGAAGGTTGCTGGCGAGTCCGTCAATGATGCCTGTGAGGATCTCGTCAACTATGCGATTCTTGCGAAAGCCCTCTTCCTTGAAGAACGAGAAGATCTTTGCGAACACTGCGGAGGTGACGTAGAGATTGAAGATAAATGCCAAAACATTCTCTGCCCGAGGTTAGGGTCTGAGTAGTTATATAGGGAATAGAGTCGGAGGAGATCTCCGGACGATGGCTTCTGTTTCTCCATTCATTGAACACCCTATATGACAGATCTAATCATCGGAATTGACAACGGACTCGATGGCGGACTTTGTGCAATATCTACATTTGACGGTGTTGTTATTGCGAAGACTCGCATGCCGACCATCCAGCTATCCAAGAAAAAGGAGGTGGATATCCGTAAGGTCAATCAGTGGATATTAGATCTACACTCCTCCTTTGAATTAGCGATTGAAGAACCGCTCGCACACGCAAAAAGCAGCCAAGCCGTCCGGTCGATGGCGATCTCATTTGGCAAACTTTTAGGTATGGCTGAAAGCCACCGTTATCTGGTCAAGCGTGTAAGCGTCCATAAGTGGCAGAAGCATATGCTTGGCCGGATTCCCAAAGGAAAGACCAAAGAAGCCGCCCTAGAACTGGCGGAACAACTCGCGCCTGAAGAGAACTGGCTCGCGAACAAACGGTGCCGGAAGCCCCATGACGGCATGATCGATGCCTACCTAATTGCCACCTACATCTGGTCTGGAAAAAAAAGTTGAGAATTTTCTGGACGGATTATTGATCGTCATTTATTTGTCTGTGCATAGACAATAAATGAAGACACTATACGAAAAGCAACAAGAAGCCTTCGACTTCTTTATCGCTAAACAAAGAGCTGGCTCGAACACCCTAGACACGAGCCACGTCGGAACTGGTAAGACCATCGTCGCTTGCCACCTTGCGAAAGTATTAAACAGGCCAGTTGCGGTTATTTGTCCGAAAGCGGTGATCCCATCATGGCAACGCGAACTCGCCGAGTGCGGCATCGAACCGTTGTTCGTCCTGAACTACGAGAAGATCAGGACTGGCCGGACAGACTTTATGTCTAAGCGCGGCAAGAAGATCATGAGGTGGGACTTGCCGGAAAACACACTTATGCTCGTGGATGAGGTCCACAAATGCAAAGGGCCATATACCCAGAATGCTCAACTGCTGGTTTCGCTCGTAGCTCAAGGCTACTCCGTCCACGCAATGTCCGCGACTGCCGCCGAAGACCCGACAGAGATGCGGCCAATCGGGTTCGCGTTGGGTCTTCACAACCTGAACAAGTCTGAAGACGGCCTCAAGAGTTGGTATGGCTGGATGATGCAGTATGGTTGTAGCCAGAATGAATGGGGCGCGTGGGAGATACTCCGTAAGTCAAAGCTCAGTGACCTCAATAAGGTCATGTATAGCAAGAACGTCAAACGCCTGACGGTCGATGACTTCCCTGATTCCTTTAAAGCGAATCGTGTATTCGTGGAGCCTGTAGCCTTTACCTCTGCGTCAAAAATCGCGAAGGCGTATGAGAAACTCGGCATCACGCCGGAGATCATCGAGGATTACCTACTCACCGGATCGGTGGACGACAGCGAGTGGGTCCTTGTAAATCTGCTACGTGCAAGACAGCTCGCTGAATCGCTGAAAGCGAAAGACATGGCGGACATGGCTAAGGACTATATCGAACAAGGCAACAGCGTCGTCATGTTCGTGAACTTCTCCGATACCGCTGAGGTCTTATCGGGTCTGCTCGATTGCCCTGCTATTGTCGGTGGACAGACGGCAGAGGAGCGTCAGCAGATCATTGACGATTTTCAGGCAGACAAGCAGAACGTCATTGTCGTCAACATCGCGGCTGGCGGAACCGGAATCTCGCTGCATGACATCAACGGTAACCGCCAACGGATCTCGTTGATCTCACCGACCTTTAACGTGAAAGATCATTTACAGGCGTTAGGCCGTATCCACCGTAACGGTGCGAAGAGCGACGCTATCCAGAAGATCTTAGTCGCTGACGGCTCTATCGAAGAGCATGTCATGCGCGTAATCGAAGAGAAAACTTCAAACCTCAACACCTTACACCAATGAACAAAATAGCCGGACTAACTAATTATAAGCAGACCATTATTGATAAAGTAGTCTCACTCGTGGCGGGAGAATTTTCCGTTGAAGAGGGAGACCTATTTAAGAAGTCTAGGGCATCACGATATTCAATTCCGAGATCGATAGCGGTCGGTATCCTTAGAAAATTCTACGGGATACAGCAACAGATCCTAGCTGACTACTTCGGATACGTATCCCACAGCAGCGTAGCTCACGCAGTTCAATCAGTTGAGAAAAAGATCAACATTGAGCCAGAGATAAAGAAGATTGTTGAGAACATCCTCTACAATATTAAGCAGCTAGAAATCAAATAATCATGGAAAACATAGAGATAAAAGAGAACTCGAAAATGATGCAGGAAGCGATTGTCATTGATGCGACAAGGCTTATCAAAAAATATTCAGAGCAGTATGGCCTACCACCTAAATGGATAATGAGCCGTTTTGATGAGGGCGGCCCAAAAGGTAGGACCATCCAAACCAGAATGCAATCCTCTCACATTAGGCATCGTGTAATCACTGAGCTAGCCGATTTGGGATATTCGAGAGATTTGATAGCGCGTTCGTTCAACCTTGGCCGTGACGCGATAAACAGCATTATTAGTAAATTCAGAAAACAACAAAATGAACACCAACACTAAATACTTATCAGAGGCAGAGAAGGTCAGACTCAAGCTACTTGAGGATGAGATCTTCATGTTGAACAACAAAGTTGAGCGCACACTCAAGAAACGCGACCGCCTCCAACGTGAGGTGAAGCGGATAAACGGAATGACCGCCAAATCCAATGGCTCTTAAATATAAACCAGTTATAGGTCCGGCTCTAAAAATAGTATTAGAGCCGGACGAGATAACCGTCTGCGAAACATTAGGGAGATTACGGTCCTTGATCGCTAGAAGTTCTCGTGTAAAAGACGCGAAAATAGGAAACCAAGATGGTGCAGACGCTGACGTGATGGGCATGAAAGCTGAGTATGCCTTTGCGAAAGCATTCAATACCTTTCCAGATTTAGGTCTGAAGCCGAGAAGCGGTAGCGCAGACGGTAACTTCAACGGATTAAATTACGATGTTAAATCGACGCGACACTCAGACGGCATGCTGCTATCTACTCGCAAAGTCAACCCAGACATCGATGTCTATGTTCTCGCTATTGTCAAAAACCGTTGCGTGAAATTTGTCGGCTGGGCATACAAAGAAGAATTGATTAAGGAAGAGAACCTTATTGATTTAGGTTACGGCAAAGGATACGGACTTGATCAAGACCAACTAAACGACTTACATCCTGAATTAGCTTTTGAAAATAATGAACGAACAACCCAACCATAGCGATAGAGGCCACGCGGAGTTTTCTCCATCTAGCCTAAAGTATGTAGCCGCTTGCGCTGCTTATCAGGGCCGTGATGGAACATCCGCAGCAGCCGAAATGGGGACTCGAATCCACGAGGCTCTTGAAGTCTTCGATCCTTCTGCCCTCCATACTGAGGAGGAGCATGAGATCTACGAGCAGATCGTTAAGATGGAGCAGGACTTCATGACGAACTTCGACGAGATCGAGGAAGAGCTTAACGAGATCCAAGTTGAGGTCGCTTTAGATGGCACTGAGACATGGGGAACCTGTGACCGATTCCTGATTCTCAAAGGCGGAGATCGCGCCGTCATGGCCGATTACAAAACAGGCATCTCGATCATTGATCCGCCGGAGAAGAACTGGCAGGCCAAAGCTTACACGACCGGAGCATTCCAGAAGTATCCTGACATCGAAGAGATCGTCTTTGCGTTCTACGTGCCGCAGCACAACGCGACCCTATCTCACGTTTTCAAACGCGAAGACCTGCCGACGCTTGTCGAAGACCTCAGTCGAGTGATCAAAGCTGGTGAAGAGATCCGCCCGAAATGGCAGGACGGCACACCCGAACTTAATGAATGCACCCCGACTCAGTATTGCCGATTCTGCAAACACGAAGAGGTGTGTCCTGCGTTGGGTGGTCTCGTTATCAACGTAGCCAAGAAACTGGATACTACGTTACCGGACATCGATCCTACCGACGTTGACGATCCGGCCCGACTCTCGGAGCTTTTCAACATCGCGAAGATCGTTGAGAACTGGGCAGCGTCGATCAAACGTAAAACGCTTGATGCCCTGAAGGATGGGGAGAAGCTTGACGGCCTGAAGTTACGGTCGATGGGGCGGACCCGAAAGATCTCCGATAACGCGGCTTTTGTAAAAATCGCAGAAAATTACGGAATTGATCTGGACACTTTGCTGGATCAAGTTAATTTCCCCCTCGCCAAGGTCTCCAAAAAGGTAGACCGGAGCAAACAACAAGACTTCTATGACGACTGCGAGAACGCGGGAATCATCGAAACATCAGACGAGCGGCACAGTGTCGCGAGTCAGTAAACCAAAAACAGAATAGAAAATATGGCTAATACCAAAACCGAAATCGCAGAGACCGAAGCTAACACTGGTCTCTCCACTAACGTAACTGGAATCGAACTTGATATCGAAGATATTGAGATTCCACGAATCAACATCTGTCAGAAGATGTCTGAGTCGGAAGCCCCCGTTGGGTCTATCTTGTTCGATAAGACCTACGAACTCGCCCCACCGAACCAACCCCTTAAGGTGATTCCTGTCGTAGCTCAAAAGGGCTGGCGGGAGAACATCCCCTTCGATGAGGAGGACATCCCACGCATCGCTTGGTCTAAAGAGCAAGCTAACGCAATCGGAGAGGAATCTGATTGGGAGATGACCGAGTTCGCTGAGTTGACCTTGTTGATCCAGCAGCCCGAAGAGTCATCTGATGTTGACGCATACCAGTTGCCTATTGGTGACCACACCTATGCGTTGGGTAAGATCAATGTAGGGAAGAACGCCTATCGTTCGACCTACAAGCGTTTGGCAACGAATGCTGCTCTTACCGGACAGGCGATCCACAACAAGATCTGGAACTTTACTTCGGAGGAACTGACCAAAGGTAAATACACTTGGTTTAACCCAACTCTGACCGCTACCGTAGAAACGGTGGATGACAGTGTTGCCTCTTTTGTAAACAACTTTCTGAGCGCGTAGTCATGTCTGAAGAATTGAAGATTGACGCTCTGAAAGACGAAGTTGAAATGCTCGACAATATGGTTGCCGACGTTGAAGGGCAGTTCGACCAAATTAGCCAAAACCTCGAAAAGCTTCGGGCTGTCAGGGCAGCCCTAAAGCACGTAATCGATACTCACGATCCGCTTGAGTTCGATTTCGGCGAAGAGGAATAAGCATAGCACAGGCCCACTCCGGTTTATGTCTCTGCCGGAGTGGGTCTTTCTTTGCCTAGAGACCAAATAATATGATAATATACGCATTAGATTTTGAGACCTACTATGACCGCGATTGCAGCATCAAGAAGTTAGGTCCGTTGGGATACTTCTCCCACCACTCCTTCGACGCATACATGGTTAGCGTTGTAGGGGACGACGGTTTAGAGTGGGTCGGCCACCCTAAAGATTTTGACTGGCAACTACTGGAAGGGCAAACGGTCCTGAGCCATAACGCCAGTTTTGACGAAACGCTTTATCTTTACGGCGTGACTAAAGGCTGGTGGCCGAAGGTAGAGCCTGCCGAGTGGCACTGCACCGCCGACATGGCGGCTGCTTGCGGGTTGCCTAGATCATTGAAGAACTCCACTGCGGTAGCCTTCGATCTGGAGATCTCCAAATCCACTCGTGACAACATGTCCGGCAAGACGTGGGACGGTATGAGCGAAGATTTTAAAAGAGAGGTAGAAGAGTATGCCATCAAGGACTCCGTTCTCTGTCTTCGTCTTTGGAAAGCCTACGAGTCCAAGTGGTCCCAGTTCGAGCGGGACATCAGTGTCCTGAATCGCCGTATTGTGCAACGGGGAATCCCGATTGATACTGACGCTCTCCGCAAGAGTAAGGAGACCATCAACGCCCTCCTTTTCGAGACGGAGAAAGCGATTCCGTGGGGAGACGAAAAGCCTCTCCTAAGTCGAAAGGCTTTCGACGAGGAGTGTATCAAGATGGGGATTGAGCCACCTGCCTCGCTGGCTAAGACTGATGTAGATGCCCAGCGGTGGATCAAGGCCAATGGGCATAAATACAAATGGATTGAGTCAGTCACAAACTGGCGTCGCGTGAATGCGATTAAGAAGAAGCTCGATAGCTTCGAGTATGCGACGATGCCGGACAACCGATACTATGGTGGTATCATGTATTTCGGAGGACACACCGGACGCTTTAGCGGTAGTGGTGGCAACCTGAACCTCCAGAACTTGCCCAGAGACGAGATGTTCGGCGTGAACATGCGTAACCTGATTACTGCCCCCAAAGGCAGGAAACTGGTTGTAGTCGATCTCTCGCAGATTGAGGTCCGCACCCTTTGCTGGCTGTCGAAAGACAGGGCAACAATGGACGCGATCCAAGCGTCTGACGATATCTACGAAGCGTTTGCAATCCAGTTTGGCTTGTGGACAAAGGAACAAGGAGTTCTGAAAAAGGAGGACGCGAAGCTCCGGCACAAAGTCAAGGCCCTCGTTCTTGGCTGCGGATACGGTGCGGGTGCGAAGCGTTTTGCTGAGTTGTATGGCATGCCTCTCGAAGAGGCGGAAGAAGCCGTCGATCTGTATCGTGAGCGTCTCCATAAAGTTCCTAGATTCTGGAATAACTTGGATCATAGGGTCAAAGGGGCGATGGACAAAAGAGTTCTCAAACTCAAACTCCCCTCTGGCCGGACCCTGACCTACTCGAAACTTGAAAAGATACTGAACAGGGGCCGCTCTAACTACCTATGCCGAATCAATAGAAACGGACAACTGAGGAAAATGAATCTTTGGGGTGGCGTTTTAGCGGAGAATATGTCACAAGCTCTGGCCCGTGACATCTTTAGCCACATGATGCTAGAGATCGACAAGGCAGGCATAGATATTATCTTCCACGTTCACGATGAAGTCATCTGCGAATGTGATGAGGATAAAGCCGAAGAAATCCTTCAAAAAATAATCAAAATCATGTCTACTCCGCCGGAGTGGATTCCCGACATTCCTCTGGATGCAGAGGGTGAAATCTTAACCAAATACCAAAAATAATGACCTACAGATATTTGCGTAACCTGCGCGATACTAAGACGACGAAGACAGAAGACCTGAGTAAGCTCCCTACAAAGAAACCCTCATTTAAATCGAAAGCGGACTACAGGGAATGGTGTAGTAACCCAAACACCAATCACGTCTTCTATTCCACCTTTGAGGGCCGTGCGCCGTCGAAGAGAATCAGCAACGACAACCCTGTCCATAAGGTCTACGGAGTTGTCGCAGACTACGATGCCCCTATAGATTGGGGTTCATTCGACAATGATCTTGAGGTAAGTTGCAAGGCTACCATAAAACCAACATGGGCCTCTAAGACCTACAGCGGTTATTTACGGTTGGTTTGGGAGTTTGATGAGGCAGTCCCAATCGACCCTTCGATGTTTGACTCGTTTATCCATAACCTCAACCGGACACTTAGGATAGACAAGTTGTTCGCCGGATTCGATTCGACTTCACTGAGACCCAATCAGTATTTTGAGTTGGGTGAAGAATGGCAGCAAACTAACGGCAAAGTTTCAACGGACATTGTCCATACTGCTCTGACAAAGGCTGTTACCTCCAAACCACCTGAATCTTCTGAGGTCAACATCCCTATCGATGTCATTGCATCTGAAGTTGAATCCCGATTCCCTAATCGCTGGTTCGGTGATTTTGAAGTCGGGGCCAGAGGACCATTGTTCTGGATTGACGACGGCATCGACCGTGATGGTTGTCAGGTCGTAGAGGACGGTATTGTCTGTTACAGTGATCGAGCTGGTAAAGGGTTCATGAGCTGGTCGGACATCTTCGGGAGTTCCTTCGTCAAGGACTACGAAACAAAGAAGCTCTCCGGCCTACTCGATGAATACTGGTTCAATGGTAGAAGCTTCTTCAAACTTCAGCACGATAAAGCGGTTTCGATCCCGAAGGATCAACTTCTTCTGGAGCTTAGGCAGGCAGGCTTCTCGACCAGAGTCAAAAAGGGTAAAGGGATTAGCGAAGTAGAGTCCGCAGTTCTCGTGATTAGTAACAACAACCGGATTGACGAGATCGCGCCTGTTGTGTTCTCACCGGATCGTATCGTCACCTACAACTCTACCCGTATCCTCAACTGCGCTACACTAGAGGCAGTCGAGCCGGATTCTGATGGAGACCCGTCTAAGTGGCCTTTCCTACATAAATGGTTGAATCAGTTGTTCGTAAATAGCTCTGAGTATTCAGCCTTAGACTACTTTTATGCATGGATGCAGAGGTTCTACTCTGCGGTCTTGAATAAAGTCCCATTGCAGGGACAAGCTTTGCTGCTGGTCGGGCCGACAGGTCGCGGCAAGTCGTTGTTGAGTAATAAAGTCATTAGCGACCTTGTAGGGGGTTTTGCTGATGCGTCTGACTACTTGTCTGGTCAGACCAAGTTCAACAAAGACTTAGGTAAGGTAGCGTCTTGGGTCATTGACGATACTACCTCAGCAGCTAGCTTTCAGGATCAGAGACGCGCCACCGAACTACTCAAGAGAGCGGTAGCTAATCCGCGAGTCGAGTATATGGCCAAATACGCTGACGCTTTGTCGATCCCTTGGACGGGTCGAGTCACGATGTCATTGAACATGGACGCGAACTCTTTGTCAGTCATCCCTTCGCTCGATACCAGCAACCGTGATAAGCTCATGGCCCTGCTCATCAGCGAGAAGTCTACCAAGAAGTTCCCACCAAACGCAGAGGTAGAGGCTATCCTCCGAGACGAGCTTCCGTTCTTTGGTCGGTTCCTGTTGGATTGGCAAATGCCGGAAGGCGTGCGTGATGTCGGTCGATTCGGTGTAGCTTCTTACATCGATCCCACCATTGCGGATGCAGCCTACGACAACAGTAGCCGTAGTTCGATTGCCGAACTGGTTGAGTTCTTCTCCAAGCGGTGCCGTGAAGTCTATCCTGAAATGGAGATGTGGAGCGGAACACTGACTGAGTTTCAGGTTATGATTCACGACCTTAACAACGGTCGTGATGTTGGGTCATCACGTAATCTGGAGTTCTGCCGACGTGGCATGGTCACGCTGGAGGAAGCGAGTCGGGTCAATAAGAAGATCCGCCCGATCACCTCAGAAGGTCAAGGTGGTGGTAAGTTATGGAGCATTGACCTCGGCGAGAAATACGATATAGGTTACAGACCGGATGACCAACCAAGATCTGAAGATCAGGAGACAGGAACTCTGCGGTGAGTTCTGGATAGCTCTCCGCGAAGCTATTGAGAGCATTGGGGGTGATCCGTCCATTATAGACATATACATGGACGCACCCCTGTGCGAATTCGTGGAGCTAGTTGCTCCTAACGGGATAAGGCCAGTCTTCGATAAGACTGGTCATATCCATTACTTCAAGCCGCAGAAACCGGATGAAGAGCTACCGCCTGACAACGAACGGTTGAAATGAATCTGGCCGACGGGTCTTCTTAATCTCGATGTTGTATCCATCAGCCTTGAACCGGAATCCGTCAGCATCTACGTCGCCCTTCTTCGCGAATCTATTCTTGTGGATGATGGTCTTCTTGGGACACCAACCGCAGAGCCAAACCTTTTGCAAGTTCTCGTGGACGCGCATGAAGAAGTAAACGTCAGCCTGAAACTTGCTGAACTTTGTTTCGACGACCGAAGCATTATAATTCAACATCGGTCTCGATGTGCAACGCTTCGCTTTGACGTCAACCGTCAGACCGTCGAGTTCGTAGTCGTGAGTAAATGAATTACCGCCTACATAATCAAACTGAGGGTAAGTTTTCTCGAATGCGACCTCACCTAAGAAGCCCGTCATGTTACCTCTACCTTTAGTAAATGAGGTAGTAAGACGCCCGAGTTTTTCAGATCTTCGGTATGCTTCGGCGACGTCTTCCGGCGTTGGTTTGTAAAGTATGAATCGACTCATGATTTGCGCTTACGCGCTGATTTTAGAAGACGCTTCTTAGACCGATACTTAGCGGTCTTCTCTGCAATCTTCTTTGGCTGCTTGACGAATTGTTTGCCAGCACGCATGCCTTTGCGCTTCTTGCGGCTGGTGCGTGCGTATTCTTCGTCAGTCAAAGCTTCACGCGCAGCCTTCGGCAAATACCGCTCGCCTGTCTTCAAAGACGGCTTACCGGACTTGGTCCCCCACTTTTCGCGAGTCCATTTATTGAGGGATCTCTGTGGGGCTTTCTTACCCCTCCTATACCCTCCTCCAGCTTTCTTGTAGCGTGCCGCAAGTAGCTGCGCCTTGCGTGCTGACCATTGGCCAGCTCTACCACCTTTGGTTCCAGCCTTGATCTCTTTGAACAAACGCTTACGAAGAGCTGGCTTCGTGTAGGTTCCAGCTTCGTTGACGCGAGACTTAGACTTTTTCTTTGGCATTAATATTTAGATTTTTTGCGGGTAATCTTATTAACCCGCTTATTGGTTGTTGGCTTCATATGGCTGTAGCCTTTCTTTTTCATGGCAAGATGCTGCTCGTAGGTGTTAGCCTTGTAGCCTTTACCTGTCTTGTCATACATTGTGTGTGGTTTAAAATCTTTCATTTTAAGCGTTTAAGGATCCGTTCGTAGGCTGGAAAGAAGACTTCATCAATGCAACGAACACACGCTTCTTCCTCGAAGTTCTCGCAGAAAGATATTCCGGCGATGTGGAAGGAGGCGTGCAGCATTTCATGTCTGAGTGTGGGCAGTATTTCTTTTTCCGGTAGGTTTATGTTTAGGTAAATAGTCCGTCTGTCGTGAACGTATTGTCCGTAAGAATCATCAAGTTCAGTCGTTTTAATTTTGATTCGCTGACCAGCGACCATGACCGACTTTAGTGCTTTCACTTCTTCGATCTGTTTGCTCTCTTGCTTAGGACTCGTAGGTTTTTTCTGGAGTTGTTCTTTGGGTTACCGTCCTTGTGGTCAATGTCTTTGCCATCGATGGCCTTCTTACCTAAGATCTTCCGCATGCGGCGACGCGCACCATTCCGACTAGCCCGATTCTTTTTCTGCTCCGGCTTCTTGTGGTAGTCGTCGTATTCTTTGCGGTAGTTTCTCATTATTTAAAGTAATTGAAGATTCCAGTCGCGTAGATATCCGCGACAACTGCGGGTTTCTGACCGAGCAATACCCACTCTTTCGGGCTGCTGCCGAAGAAAGGTTCGCAGATAACAGCGGGTGGTTTTACCATAGTCACAAAATGTCCGCCGCGATCTTTACGCTCAATTGGTTTCACCCCGCGATCTTTCTGAGCAACGGACTTAGATTGGTGCGCCTTATGGATGCAAAGGGCCAGTCTCTTACCTTCCGCGCTGTGTGCGTAGTAAAGGTATTCGTAGCCTTCCGCCGAAGACGATGAGAAACTGTTAAAGTGTAGCTCGATGGCTACGTCTGCGTTGATTTTGTCAACCTCTTTGGACAACCAGCTCATCGCGCCGCTGTAGGACTCACATGGATAGTCGTCGATAATGGCGGAAGCAATGCCACGTTGCTTGAGCTGTTTCGCAAGTAGAGTAGCGACCTCTGAGTTGTAGATCCACTCGCTGATACCACCAACAGACCGTGCGCCTTTGTCACCGATACGGCTGTGTCCAATGCAGATAGCGACCTTCCCGATCTTCTTCGGTTTACGTTTTGCGGCCTTTCGCGATGCTTTGAAGGTAGCGATTAGCTCAAGTATCTTATCTAGTAATCTACTCATTTCCCTATGATGATTGCGCGACGGTAGCTGTAGTCACTGTGGAATTTCTGGCCTCTGCCTCCCAACTGGCCTTCCTTAAAATGGTAGACCTGCCCGTCAACCAGAGTTATTGTCGGAGGATCGTAGAGCGAGCTTCTGTTCAAATCGGAGTCGTTTTGAAAGACGCTCGATCCGCAGCTTGGCAGTAGGAGAACCGTCAGCAGCGAGATCGTCGATTTGGTCTTCCAGTTCATAAATGTAGCGTCTTCTTTTCCAGTTAAGCATAGCAACGTATGCTTTGATCAGCTCGGTGAGCAGCTTGATCACTTCTTCGCGTTGAACACGTTGAGAGCGAGCCAGTCGATCACCTTATAAGCCTTACCGATAATGGTATCATCCTTCGGTGTGGGGGTAAGGGCGGCAATAGCTGACGCGGCTGCAATGATGGCGGTGACAACTCCGAAAAGTTCTTCTTTGTTTTCTAGGATGTAGTTAATCATTTCTTTCGATTACGGAAGTTTTCAATAGCGGTAATAGCAGACAGGACGGCAATAATCAAGCCGAGAAAAGTCGAGATGAGTTTGATGCCCATGTCGAGATCCTCTGGCAAAGTTGACATGAACGCGATTGCGGATCCAACGATACCGGATACAGGGTGCGTGAGGTGTTGAAACATTACAGTTCTTCGGTAGGTTGAGGTTTTATAGATAAGAAGGTCTGATGAGTGAGTTCTTCAACTGATCCAGCATTAATCGGGCCTTCCAGCATCTGGTCATCGGATTCAGTGAACCGCCAGCAATCAATCGCGATGAGCTTACCGGAACCGTCGGTAGCGTCAGCGAGCTGCTCAACCGGAGGCAATCCGGTTAAAGTCGTGCCTTGCTTGTTTGGGTAACCACGAGTCTGGTCCACTCCAGCTACGAGAGCGGTATAGATGTCCGGTTGCACGACATAATACCGAAAGCCGGTATCGGCTCTCGACTGCTCTATTTCTGTGAGTGGTTGTTCTTCGTCCATTATTAAGGTTCTACAAATTCAAGTATGCCATCAAGTTCGTCGGACATCTCAAGGTCTTCTTCGACAGGTGGCTCCCAGTGTAACCGCTCAAGGTAACTCTCAAGGGTCAGCTCTTCGATGCCATCGCGGTCAAAGTCGTCAGTGTCGAGAATCAACGAACGCTTGATGCAGTAGAGTTTGTCCGTTGATGTCTCTGGGTCCAAGAAAAGGTCAGACCACAAGGCCAACCACCGTGTCGTCCCGTTGTCGTCTGGGAGTGACCGCGCAGTGTTACCAGCAGTCGTTAGTTGGTCATACGATTGCTCGTTGCTAAACCGGAAGAAGCGATGGGTTTCGTCTGTCATTAGTTGAGTGATTCAAGTGGTGGAAAGAAGTCAGCGATAGAGTCAACGGTAGGGGCATCAAGTGGCTCGTCGTTGTCGTCGAAGCCTTCGATAAGTGCATAGGATGGATGTTTAATCATAGCAAACTGGCCGCCTTCGTGGTGTTCAATAACATCAGCCCAGCGAACAGTCGTGGTTCCGTCGTAGTTTTCACCAGCGACTACTTTATCGTTGTAAGCGTCGAGTGTGTCTCGGTCTGTAGATGTGTAATACATTAGTAGATGGTGTAGGTGTCGTTGATGTTATTCTCGATGCCTGTGCGGTTAGCAACTTGGTTATCTCCAAATACGACAACTTCCATTAAAGGGCCGTCTGAGAAAGCTGAACCACCTTGCATTACATGAAACATATTTTGACCAATATCAACCTGAGTTTCAGTTGCTGTGCCTAAACTTGTTCCGTTGGAAAAAACTTCTTGTGTATTGCCTGACACTTGAGCGGATAAAACTTTTCTTCCGGTCTGGTTAGTGTAGTCCACAGTGCCTAAAGTGTTGTATGAAAACCCTCCATTTTGAATATAAAGCCTAGGGATAGCGCCTTCAATACCCATAGCCAAATCATCTTCATAAGCAGCAGTAACCAAAAAGTCCGAACTGTCTAGCTCATTAGTCAGCGTTGGGTGGAACAAAGTGTCATCGACTCCGTCACCAATGATTGCTGGGTTGTTCGCTGAGTCAGTCACCAACGTGCCACCATCGACGATTTTTGGTTGTGCGCTTGCGGTTGACTGTGAGCTATCCCGTCCGTTTGAACTCTGGTCATACCATGTGGTGACGTGGCCGTCGAATCCTTGACCGCTGAAGAGTGCTGGTGTGCCGTAGACTGTAGCATCGTTAGAGCCAACTTGGTCAGTCCAATCTGCGTTTGTGTTGCCGTAGCCTTGGTAGGAGGCTTGTCCATTGAAGTTAATGTCTGAAATTACCCCATTAAAGAAATCACTTGAACCAGCACGGCTACCTATTGACTCCAACGAAAAGTCTGCTGTTGAAACAGAATTGATCGTTTCGGATTGCACAGAAAAACCATCATCTAGCTCTAATGTTAAGTCGCTTCCAGAGCGAGTTAGCGTGGTAGTATAAATTGTATTTTGGTTATAAGTAAGCCCAGTGAATTCATATAATACCGACGCAATTCTTACACTCGGCATTCCAGCCGCAATAAATAAGCGATTTGTGCCAGCATTTCCATATACTGTATTTTGTCCAGCTAACCCTGTCGATAAGACTTCGGCTGTTATTGCAAAATCACCAGAAATAGTCAGAGTGCTTGCGAGATCAATGTGGTCATCCACCCCATCAAAATACATACGTTGACCATCAAGTGCTAGCGTGTCACCTAACGTCCAGTCACGAAGAGTCCCATCGCTAACCTCGGATGCCGTGAAGTCGCTTGTCGCACCATCGCTTGAGCGTCTCACATTGACCACATTCGGGTCAGCGTCAGCGTCGAACGAGCGGAGACTGTAAGCGGCTGCGGGTTCTAACGTCAGGATGTTCGGGATAATCTGCTCACCGTTGATGTAAACCTGCCAGCCTTTGCCGGAGAGACTGTCGATTGCAGCAGTCGTAGCAGCACTGAGTGAACCAGTGGCTACATTGTAGTCGATGTCGATTCCAGCGTCAGCCAAAGCAGAACCACCAGATGCTCCGGTAGCCGTTGCGTATTTGCCGGATGCGTCGATGGAGACAAGGATGTTCTCTACGCTCTGTGATGTGAGTGACGTGCAGCCGTCCCATGCTATGTTAAACACTCCGCTTAAGATGCTTGATGGATTCCAGTTAGCGAAGACATCTGCGGAGAAGTCGGTGAGTGAAGTGCATTGATACCAAGCGAAACGCGTGCTAGTCGCTAAAGGAAGCTCTGTGCTAAAACTTTCAAGTGAAGCGCATCGATACCAAGCGGCATAAGCGTTAATCACTAAGGGAAGCTCTTCGCTAAAACTTTCAAGTGACGAGCAGTCTTGCCATGCGTTACTCAAATCAGTCACGGAAGGAAGCGCGGAGCTAAAACTTTCAAGTGATGAGCAGCCACGCCATGCGTTACTCACGGAGGTCGCTAAGGGAAGCTCTGCGCTAAAACTTGTAAGTGATGAGCAGTCTCTCCATGCGTTACTCGCGGTAGTCGCTGTAGGAAGCGGAGTGCTAAACGAAGTGAGTCCACTGTCTCTCCATGCGCTCGTAAAGTCCACGTTACTCGCCTCCGTGCCTAGCTTTGCGTCCGCCGGAAATGACGTAAGTGACGAGCAGTTTTGCCATGATTCAACAAAGCTAGAGCTGTTAGTAGCTTGAATAGCCGAAAACGATACAAGATTACTATTGCCTTTCCAGCTTCTGTATAAATTATTGGCTCCTTGAAACTCAGTTTGCTTAAACTCAACAATATCAGTTCTATTTAACCACGCGGAGCCGAATCCACCAGTATAAGCAGCATCAGACGCACCTCGGTCGATAAGCAACTTACGGGCTTCCTCGATGTCACGACCAGTTGCGCTCTCTGGTAACAAAATGATTCCATACAAATCCCCGAATGCCCGATAAGTCCCAGCGTTGCCAAGCATTGTTAGTTCAGTGACCGCAGTATTGTTCACCTTGTAGGCAAACGTGCCTTTTGAGGTTCCGCAGATTTGCCAGCCAGCCTGAGTTGTCGATGGGATGTCTAGGTGGTCGCTGGTGTCCGCAAAGGTAACAACATATCCATCACCCACTGGTTGGTCGTTGGCGGTGGCCTGTGTCGCATACTTGTCGGTGTCCCCATTGTCTGAGCCTACGATTCTTCCGTTCCACGATGCGCTGCCTGATGAGATGTTACCGACTGGTGCTTTCTGGGCGTCGTAGAAGTAGTAGCCATCAGTGTCATGGCGCAAGAACACGGTGTTCCTGTTGTTAATGAAGTTCCGCACAGCGTCCGCTTGGGCATCGGTGATGCTTGATGCGTCGAACAGGGCGAGATACTCTAGGTCGATTGGCATATTGAAATCACCCGCTTTCCGTGCGGCTAAAACAAAATCATCGACTCCAACAGTTCCGCTTAAAGTTTTATTCTCTTCGTCAGCGTTGTTAATAAAACTGTTCTGCTCACCGTTTGTTATTTTTACATCAAGCAGCATGTCCCCACGCGCGGAATCATACATTCCATCGTGTATAATCGAACCAGCACTGTCATATCGGACTCTAAAAGCATCTTCAGTAGAGTTGCGTCTAATCATCATCGAACCAGACGCGTCATCTCCCCCTGTTGGATTAGTGCTGAACAATCGTTGCCAACTTCCTCCTCCATCCCCAAGAACACTAAATGCAGCAAATAGATGGCCGCTTGATAAAGTCTGTCCAAACACTCCGTCCATGAAGTCGTTAACACCATCGAACCGAAGCACAGGCTTCTTGATGACCGTCGCCACATCGTTAGATGAGCTAGAGTCTTGGTTGATTGTCACCGTCTGACCAGTCGCGCATTTGAACTTGGTGTCGTTATGTCTGACATTGGTGGACGTGAAGTCGCAGTTGAATCTGAGTGAGCTTGAAGATGGCGTTACGCTGTCGTAAAACTTGACGCTGTGAATCGCGGCGTTTGGTAGTAATTCACCAGTTTGGCTATACGAACCCACATAAACGTCAGCGGTTCCTCCGTAAATAGCAAACTTACCTGTTGACCTATCTGGGCCTAACTGTGTCCACGTTGCACCCTTATCAATCGATGTGAAAAACTGAGCGATGCCAGTTGAGCTATCAAAAGACACTCGAACCTGTCCCCGTTGTCCGTCTGCAAATGGAAGCTCGGTTGAAAAAGCAGTTCCAGTTAGCCCTGCGCCTGTTCCATCATCACTAAACTGCAACTGAACCCTTTTATCAGGTCGCAGTAAAAATCTAAAACTCCGTTGGTCACCATTTGGTTGGTATTTCCCACAAAACGAAGAGTTAGATGTTGGCGTCCAGCTCTTCATGGTGACATCGACATCAATCACTAGGTCACCTGTTATGTCTAGCGATGAGTCATCAGGAGTATTTGCGTTATTACCGTTGATTCCAGAGCAATACAAATACCCATCACCATCAATCAACGGTAACGCCTTGGGCTGATTTAACGCGACATCTTGTTCCGCATCGCCGCCTTTGTTGCTCCCTCTGGCGAGATTGCGAAGCACAGGACAGCTCTCCAAGAAATCGGCTGTCGTCAGGGCTTCGGCGAGAACATCACCAGATGTCGCTGGGCTGGTCAGGGTGGATAGATTGAGTGCCATTGGTTATAGAGAGTCTGAGTGATAAGGCCAGTAGATGACGCGTTTGATGTGACCGTTGAGTTGATTTCCGCCAGTTTGGGCCGCCCCAATGTAAAGCCTATCAATACCGACAGGCATGTTGCCTGAAGTGTCAGGTGTTGCCGAAATGCCGTCGCGGGATGAAAGGAAATTATTAGCCTTAAATGAATGAGCTGAACGTGATAGGACATTGTTTGCCACAACTGTTAAACCACCCATAGATGCGGAAGTAGACCCCCCACTAAAAACAGCCAATCCACCAGAATTGCTAGTTGACCGAGCATAGATTCGATTTGATGCTGAATTGTCTGAAAATGCAAAGGTGGTATTAAAATCAAAATATCCGCGACCAGTTGATTCAGTATAAATCGTCCCCTCGCTCTGGTTGTAGAAGTCACTAAACGTGGTCCGCGATGCCGCTGCGCCTGATGTTGGGATGAGGCTTGTTGCATCTCCTGCTTCTAGTTGCGCACCCCACACTAAGACGCTTGATGTGTCTGTTCCATAAGAGCTATTTCTTTCTACATCAACCTCAAAGTCTGAATTTGTCCCGTCTGCAATAAACGAGAATCCAATGCGATACCAGCCGTTTCCGACTTCTTGCACAAAACGGTCACTGGTTGTTCCATTGTTATTGAAAACTGTATTTGCAGACCAATTAATTTGAATCCTAAATAAAGTCCCACCCGTTACCCTTACACCTAAAGTTGTTTGGCCTTGGACATCAATATTTTTAAGGTAAACGCTGGCTGAGTATTCCGTCCCATTAACCAAAGCAATGTCATTAAATTTTGTTCTATCGTTTCCATCGTTTCCCACTTTAGTTATCTTCGTGGCGGTCTGACTACCATCTGGTGAAATCGCAAAGTCTTCAATTCTGGTTACCCCATTCAAAGGCCAATTTGTGTCTGGTGTGCTGTATTCCACCAAGTTCGTCGAGTCCCGCTCAATTTGTAGGTCATCCGCTTGTCTCGTCACGGTGCTTCCGCTGGTCGGGATGTAGGACGTGGCGACACTTCCGGTCTCGATTTGTGCGCCCCACACGTCAATAACATCGGCTGTATCGCTCGTGCTATTATTATTGGTTACAAAAATCTTGACCCCTGTGTTGTCAGCCAAGGTAGTAAGGGTGAGGTCTTTCACCCGTTGCCATTCTCCAGTGAGAAGAACTTGCACGAACTGAGAACCCACGTAAGTTCCGCCCTGCCGTTTAGCGTAAACACTGATTGTCTCGCCAGCGGTTCCGCGAACATACAGGCTTCCAGTATATTCGGTAGAAGGAGATATACTTGCGGTTTGGGAAGCGGCTCTATCTCCTGCCGCTAGTTGAATACCTGACACCCGATATGCATTATTACTTCCATCGGGGGCATCAATTCCCGAAACGACTGAAGCCGTTCCTTGAGAAAAGAACACAGTTGAAGGTATGAGATTCGTCGCTGACGGCTCCACCAGTATCATCGGCACACGCGGCCCGTAGGTTGCACCCGTGATGAACTTCGGGCTGCCCGTTGTGTTGGACACGAAGTCGCTCGCGGTTGTGCCTTCTTCGAGCTGTGGTCCGTAAATGTAAATACCACCACTGTCAGTAACGACTGAAGAGTTGTCAGTGTCGCCTACGTAAATCGCTTTTACTGTGCCTGATGATGCTGTGAATGTGACTGAACATCTAAACCAACCGTTGCCAGCGTCTTCTATGTTAGCCGTGTTTCCTGCTGCTATTGTCCCGACTGTTCCAGTATCCAGATTAAAATAAGTCCGACCAGTGTTCGTGTCATAAAGAACAACAAAGTCTTTCTCTTTTTTCTTCGCGTAAACACTAAAAGTGAAGACTCCTGTAATGCTTGAATCAAACCTGTATATTGAACCCGCATTGGTTTGTCCTGAGTTTTGCTCCAAGTAAGTAGCGTTATTCTCTCCGTCAGGACTTATTGCAGCGTTGGCCGTATCTGATGTCCGAGCATGAAGCCAATTGCTGAAATCAGTGTTTTCAATCCGCTGAAACTTCGTCGGGGTCAGCTCTTCGCCTTGCGTGTAGTCCACCCGCACCGTGTCGGCACTAGCCGATTGGATCAGACCATCCGCATCAGTATACGTAGCAACACCTGATCGCGTTGCCGTAATCACGTCCAACGTATCAGGGTCAGAGGGATCAAGGTCCAGCGTAGGGTTCTCAAATGTCCCGATCATGGATGAACGGGTATCGAACAAGAGATACGGGTCCAAGGATAAGGGGTTGAAGGGGACTCCCCCACCTCTGGTGAGACCTAAGCCGAGACCGAGCTGAGACATAGCTGATTAAACTTGTTTGTATGCAAGAACAGACCCGAAATCTACCGTGAAGGCAGTGATCTGACCGTAGATCACAGTTCCAGCAGCGATGGTCACCGTAGGGAATGTTCCAGTCAACTCAGGCCACGTCACAGAAGTAAACGCCGTGTCAGTAAGACACTGCAAAGCGCAGAAGTCACCAGTAGCAGATCCGCTGTCGGTGACGTAGGTCGCGCCCTTCTGTCCGAAGGTTTGTTTGTCGATGTTGTTAGTCATTTAGATAATGTTTGGGATGTTAATTTGATTGCCAACTGGCTTGAGAATCGGTTTGGGCTTGGCGGCTCCTCTGGCTGCGTCGAGTTCTTCATCCAAGAGCTGGCGGCAGATCGTCCAGTGGTATTGGGCGCGTTCGAGGTCCGCGTTGTCCTCAGCGAGCATACCCAAAAGGCCGTGCTTAATTGCGTTCAGGTTTCCTAAGTAAATGATGTCGTCCTGCGTCAGGACTGTCTGCCACGCCCGTTTGAGCAGCAATTTGACGTTCTTGGTCTGTCCGCTGCTGTTCGCGAACCGGAATCTACGGTATCGGGCTACGCCGTCGCCCCTGACGACTGCCATAAGAGTCATCTCATCGAGCGTGCCTGTCCCGTAATACACCCCCACTTCTTCAGGGACATCACTAAAGCTGATGGACTTGATGTCCATGATGTCGCTATGGGGCGATGTAGATGTAGCCCCTCCGGCTAAATCGAACGTGTATTCAGAAATTGTGTCTTCACCCAGACTAGAATCCGTATTCCTCCCATAAACGACGGTAATCGATCCTTCTGACGGTAATGTAGTGTTCGGTAGAACAGGAAGAATCGTTATGGCGTCAACATCACTAGGCTCTTTGTGGACAATTTCCTCCTTAGCCTCGTGGAAACCGTCATCGATCACACCGAAAATAGGTGCTGGTCCTTCGCTGGCGTAGCCGGAAATCCGGTAATCGTGCCACTGAGACTGCATTTCGACCGGAGAATTCTCCAGCATCGCCCCGATCAGGCTCTCAGAATGCTCCGGTAGCGCGAAATAGTCGTTCGCGGTCTCAATGGACCAGTCATACAGCAAATCACGCCACATCCCCATCGCATACAGGCGGGGCATGACCATATTTAACTTCGCCACGATATCCTCATCAGGGCGAACGTAGTCAGAAAGGGCTTTAGTTACCGCCTTGACAGTCAACGCTGGCATAGGCCGAATATAATAGGATTAGGTAGCCAAGTCAATCACTGAGAGTTCGGGCTATTTCTTACGAATCTTAGCCTTTTTGCCGCGAAGCTCGCGGAGGAATTTGGCCTTTTGGGCCTCCGTCAAGGGGCTGCCTTTCGACAATAAATAAGCTGTTTGCTTCTTTGTAGGGTTTTTGGGCATTTAATTAGCGGTTATTACCTTATACGTAGGCGATCCAACTTGATCTTGATATAGGTCTCCAGTTAAGGTTGCTTCTTTCTAAAGCTCTGCGGACTCCTGCATGCCTCCTATGGTCAAGGTCATGGCCAGCTAGAATACCTCCTTTTGATATTTTGGGGATCCAAGCTTCAATATCTGCGGTGACTTGCTCTTCTACATGCCCTCCATCTATAAAACAAAAGAAAACTGATGAATCCTCGTGGTTCTGTGCAGCCTCTACAGAATTGGATCTTACGATTTCTGGACGGTTGTGGGGGCATAATTCTTCAAGATCCCGCCGTAGTCGATCCAACCACCCCTCTACGGTGGATACATCTTTATAAGGTGTCCCTAGATAATAGGTCGGATCAATCTGATCATATCCGACAATATTGAGGCTCTTACCAATCGCAGTCGCATACGAACTCATGTAACCGATTGATCTACCCGCCCAAACACCAATTTCCACCATTGTAGCCCCTTCTGGAGCTTCTTCCACGACTTTTCGGTAAACGTCGCTATAGTCAAACCAGCCCGCCAACACGTTAGTTTGGGGCCTTAGTTTTTCCCTGAACAACTTCTGGAAACGGCCAGATTTCCTACTGATTTCCCTATCTCTACGTTCTTGATGCCTCCTAATCCCTGAAGAGTGTTGTTTTCCTCTAACTACTCGTCTTTCATCTAAGTCATACGTCCAACGGTAATGCTCCAGTAGCATCCCCTTTTTATCTTTTCTCCACCCCTTCTTATGGTCGTGTAAATGGATATGGGGTTTTCTAGTTAAATAGCATTTTAAGTCTGGAGTCTGGAATGACCTTATGATTTGAGTCTGGACAGGAGCTGCTCGTCGAAACTCTTGAAGAGATTTATAGTGAGACTCATACAGGTCCCCTCCTACAGCAAATCGATCAATCATACGGCCTTCCGCAAAATCAGATTCTCCATTCTCTATCCTACCGACAATACCGGATATAGCACTGAGATCAGATACAAACTCGTCTTTGTCGAGGTGCATAATCCATTGGCATTCTGGTTCGCTCCCCATTTCACTTTCTAATTTTTTTATGGTTCTGCCATTGTGGAAAATATCCTCTGGGAAGTCAACAAGTCGAACACGGCCATTGAATTTATCCACAATATCTTTCACGGTATCGGGAGATTCTTCATGTCTGCGGCATAACAAAACCACACCGCGTTCGCATATTTGCATATGCCAAGACAAGAAGGCTTCTAAAAATTCGGCCTTCGCGTTACTTCTAGTTGCAAGGAACAACCCTTTAATTGTATCTCTCATAAATCTCTACCAAAATTTTGTTTCGTTAGTCTTGCCGCTGATATTCGATGAACCAGCTCTCTGGCCGACAATCCACTCTTTTGGGCAGTAAACTGGCCAATCTTTACGGCGGTGAGCGAGTTCTAGCTGGTGGTCAATATGCTTGGCCGAACCTCTGTAGTCCGTCGCATATGAGATGTGGCGGTAGAGAGCGGTAAGAGTTGGTTGGTTGACAGCATAAGCGTGCGTCCGGTTGATGGAGCCGCCAATAACCACATTAGGGTCTTCGGTTACCTTCGTAGGTCTGCGGTGCTGACCCCCTAAGTAAATTTGACCCCAGTCTTCTGGAACGGCCTCCATGAAGTTATTTAACCTTTCCAAAGGATTATCTTTGAAAATAATGTCATCCTCCATGATCAGGACGTTATTGCAGTTCATGCGCCCACGCTCGTCGCGGTCGTGGATTACATCTTCTAAGATGCGTTGGTGCGAACGTAGGCAACCCCACGCCCCTCTACCGGAACCCCAATCAGCCGGACAGGTCGTCCAGTCGCCAATAATAGCCGGATAATAGATGACCCAGTCGTTATTTGCCATGCCTGTTTCCTCCAGATGCCTCTTCGTTTCCTCTAGTCTGTCTGGCCTGTGCGCGCAGTTGATCACGTAAACGCGGTCAAACCAGTCGGTTAGGTTCTTCATGGTTGTGATTGAGATTCTGATACTGATGAGTAACTTTTAGCTGATCCACTAGAATCTGATGAAGAGTCCGAAGCAGAAGACGAAGCAGAAGACGAAGCAGAAGACGGATAGACCACACCCCCACCAGAATCTGAAGAAGAATCTGATGAATGTGAAGCAGAATCTGAAGCAGAATCTGAAGAAGAATCTGGATAAGATTCAGCAGGAAAACTTATTTTGAATGTGTAGTTGGCTTTCTGGGGAGCCATGTAAATGGCGTCACCATACGTAATACCGTAAGAATACCATGAGTCATTAGCAGAGTTAGTGGTGGAGCCTGAACCTGCAAGTTCAGTCGATATGTCCTGATAACCAATTTCGTCTGTTGCTGGGTCTATCCAGAATAGATAAGGTATTTCATACGGAACTGAGTAGATAAAACCATCTGGGCCTAACACAGATGAATAAGACTTATTCTTATAAGTGTCTACCTCACTGCTAGTCCCACTGTTATGCGTCGTTTCAAACACCCGCAAAGCAGACGGTAGAGAGATTTCAGTAGCCGAGTCATCCGAGGTATCGATCTTTAGGATCGCATTGCCATGCCTCGGGAAACAGTAAATGCACCCGTTCGACGGGACGTAAGTTCCTCCAGAATACTTATTCCAATAGGCGTGGTTCAAAACCACATTGAAACTCCACGTCCCACTGTAAAGAGGTTCGTTACCTGTGAGCTGGTCCGAACCTAAAGTGATGCTGTCATCTGACGGGTCTACGATAGCAATACGGTCAGCCCCGTAAGGAGTCAAATACACCTTCCCGTTACCTGCTGTAGTCGCTCCGAAGTAAGCATCATACATCCATGTGAATGCCGTGCTTTCTGTATTCCAGTTAGGTCGGACTGAGTATATCCCCCCAGTCCGTGCTGGTGTGAACGATATTAACGACTGAGTAAAATCAGACAGATTAAACTTAGATACGACAGGGTTAGAGAGCGTGGATGTATTACGGTAGTAGATACTCCCGTAAATTTTGCCGGACGCCAACGCGCCTCCACGAATGCTGTTCTTCGTAAGACCAGATTTGTAATTGATGTCGGGGTCGTCAGTCCCTGCCGGATCTACTTGAAGGTAAGACGTATTACCACTTGGGTTGGCGTATATTTTACCATCACTAGCCGTTAAAGAATCAACATATTTCTGAGTGGAGCTACCAGCCACCGTCCCCGATCCCGTTTTACGGGTTGTGTCATTTGACGGATCGATGATTAGAACTTCATCTTCTTGGTAGGGGGTGCAGTATAATTTGCCGCCGCTTTCTGCGATACCGCGCCATTTAAGATTAGTTGCCTCTCCTAAGTCGCTTCCAATCAGCTCGAAAGTAAGGTTAGGGCCTCCACTACCACTAGACCCACTGCCCGAAGAACTGGAAAAACTTTCAGATACGCTACTTGAGGACCTCGTAGAAGCACTACCAGAGGCGGAAGCACTTGCAGAGGCGGAAGCACTTTCAGAGGCGGAAGCACTTGCAGAGGCGGAAGCACTTGCAGAGGCGGAAGCACTTTCAGAGGCGGAAGCACTTGCAGAGGCGGAAGCACTTGCAGAGGCGGAAGCACTTTCAGAGGCGGAAGCACTTTCAGAGGCTAGAGACTCGGACGAACTCGATTCTGACATTACGACCTCGGATATGCTGAGTTAATGAACTTCTCGTTAGCGATGAACTGCTCTTTGCTACGCTCCGGCATATCCAAATGTTTAAAGCCTTTACGTATTCCAGTCAGTTTCAAAGTAACCTTTGTCGGCCTCAAGAATGGTATAGGCCACGCCGAAAGGACGACGTTATTTTTCTCGACCACCGCGCCGACTGGTCCAGCTCTGTCGCCGGAGATACCTGTAATAGTCATCGAGTCAGGCTCACATACGGCTAGAAACCTGTCGTCGATTCTAGCCACTGTCTTAGCTCCTTCCAACGGAACGTCCCTCATCACGAACTCAAAAAGAACCTCGTTGGATTCCATCGTGAATAACGCACCGTATCCTTTTTCGTGCCAGTCCATAGGCACAATAGCAGTAGATTTGTCTGAGCCGGAGTCAGAAACTGACGATGATGAGTCTGAAACACTACTTTCTTCCTGAATGCCGAAAGCCGTGAGCCAGTAAACATCGGACGAGATGTTCTGGTCTAAGCTAGAAATCGGGGTCCCACCATCTGGAACATTACCGATCTTCAGGTAGAACTGACCGCCCAGATCATTTGGGAGACCGCGAGAAGGTGGCACGCCATCCTTTCCCGTAATCTCGCATTGTGTTACGTTGCCAGCGGAGTCCGTCGTCCAAGCTAGATAAACATCTCCCCTCCAATCAAGATCATAGAAATCATAGCGGTTTTCACTAACCGCCATCGGTGAAGGGATTATACTTTGAGGATTACCTACACCAGTCTGAGTCACCAGACCGTCTTTGTTGAAGGTCATCCGGTTGATCTGGTGGACCAGAACACCGAAATAGATCTGCATCCCGTCTTCG